ATCTCTGGTTTAGCGTGAAGGATGCATAGGGATTCGTAAGGTAAAACAGCAGGCTCAGCAACCTCTTCAGAAGGGGGTGTGGGTTCAAATCCCATCTCCGGGCTCTCTGTTGTTTCTTCGGAAGCGACTCCTTGGCTGCTTATAACGGGCTTCGGAACGGATTCCGTGTCCCCTTTCGGTTTCTGCTTAGGGGCAGACTTCACGATGGCGCTGCACACCTGACAATACTGCTGTCCGTCAACCTCAACGGGCTTGTACGTTGGATTTCCGCAGCGGGCGCAGCGGATCCTTTGCCCTTCCTCAGGCCTCGTGACCTTGCGGATGTCAGCCATGGAGGGGGGCTTGCCTTCGGCTTCGATGTGTTCAGCTATGACCTTAGCGACTTCTTCCCGTTTCTCTGGAGGGGCAGCAAGGATCTCTCTAGCTTGCCCTTCAGTTAATTTTTCCAAGTTGCCACGTGGCAAGATAGACATATTTTCTATCTCTAACATTGAAAGATGACGAGATACCCATCCGGGATCTTTGCCGAAAGCCTGCGCTAGTGCTTCCTGGGTGGGGTATTCCTGTGGATGTTGTTCTAACTGGTGCTTGAGAACGTGAGCCATTTCCATATCTGTTAGGTCTTTACGAGCAATATTTTCTAGGAGACGGATTCTATCAAATTCGATGTCGCTCATTTCCTTGACTATGAGGGGTACTGTTTTCATTCCGAGCTGCCTAGCAGCCAGAAGCCGTCTTTCTCCAGCGCAGAGCTCCACATGGCCGGGCTTCTTTGCAGGCCTGACGATGAGGGGCTCGATGATCATGCCTGCCGCGTGGATCTCCGTCATCAGCGTCTCTATGCCTTCGCCTATTGCTTGACGGAAAGTGAAAGAGGGGGACAGGATCCTGTCGACTGGAAACTCTGCGTAATAGCCAGGCGTGACAGGGGCGTCCTTGGCTGGGTATTCAGGATTCCACTTCTGCATCGAAGGGGCAAGCGTGGCTGAGGTTGAAGGTTTCGGTAGGGGAGGGGGAGTGGCTGCTGTGATTATGTCTTTTGTGGGTTGTCCGGCAGCCGCCGCTTCTCCGTGTCCCGGTCCATATTTGGGAGTCTCTAATGGAACCTCAGGGAGAGCCTGGGGATCCTTGATTCGGTTTGCTTCGGATGGGGCGGCTGCTTTCGGAAACCTGAAAAACCAGCGGTTAGTATTCTCGTCCTTGCCTGACTGTCCCCCTGCAGAGGCGCAGGCGCGGTGAATTTTGTGCCAGTCCTCGCCGTCAATGTAGGTGCCTTGCAGCTGGCTAGCAACGACGTCGCCGCTGTCCTCGGAGAACTCGAACACCTTAACGACTTCCCTAGCTGACTTGTTCAGGAGCTGAGCGAAAACGTTCTCAAGGTCCGTGGCTGAACGTATCTCCGTCATTTTGCTATTCCCGCCTTCGTTTTTGGCATACCGAAACCCGTCTTAGGCTTCCGGCTGCAGAAGCCGCGGACCAAACCCGGGTTCAGCCTCGTCCAGTCCTCGTGCCCGCACCCTCCCTTGGAGGGGCAGTCGTCACAGGGGCAAACAAGAAAAGGCTCAATCATTCAAAAACCTCCCCGTTCCTATCTCTAAGATTTAGATAATGAATCTCAAAGTCTACGTCCGCAATCGTGAAACCAAAGAAGAACGATTTCCAATCCAGTTCAAAATAAACCTCGTAAAGCCGATCTCTAAACCATTTTTCCCTTTGAAATTTCATTGTTTAAGTCTCCTCGAGGTCTTCATCTAGGGTCTTCTGCGCCTTCTTGATCTGGACTGTCACGTGGTCGCCAAGGGGGTATCCGGCGTAAACGTCCTTGGAGTCGCTGATCAGGGTTAGGCTGTCGCCGTCAGGAGTTTTGAACACGACTTTGTAGACAGGCGCCTTAGCGGTCTTCCGGGCGTAGCCGTGGCTGACAACCTCGAAAGTCATTGCTTCAGACAAGACTTTCACACCTCCTTGACGAGAAGGGTTTTCGGTAAGGGCGTGTATTCCGCTGTGACCTCAACCGTTTCGCCCCTGAGCACCCGGTTCATGGCTGCGCGGTAGGCTTCGAGGAACGCTTCGTCAGTCATGCAGTGCGGCGTAACGCCGCGGTAGTTGATGGGGTACCACTTGTTGCCGTTGGGGGGGCTCCACTCGAGCACGTAGTTGCTAGCAATGCGTTGTCCATTGCCGATCACTACGGACCTTCGCCTCAGCTGGATCCTTTGGGCTTCACTGCTTGGCTGCCTGGGCTTTGGGCTTGATGGATGCGCCTCGCCCCTTGCCAGAACGTGGAACGAAGTATCGGTTTTAGGCTCGGCGCCGCCACCGGGGAGATGTAGAACATTTACCCGCCCGATTCGCATGGAATCATGTGCAGCCGAGGATAGCTCACGCTCAACAACACTATTTTCAACCAAAAAATCAGTTCTCCTTAACAGGTTTTGGCGTATTTCGTTTCAAAAATTCTTTAACGGCTTCTGTTACAGCCTCAGTCTTGTTTCGATACTGGGGAAGCCCAAAGTCATCTTTGAGATTCTCAACGAGCCTTTCGACTGCATTGAGAAGCTCTGTTGGAATACGGACTGTTGCCCATTTATCTTCCTCCAACTCTTGTGACACTCTTATAACACCTCGGTAACATTATCTTTTCGGAACTTATATTTAAGATTTGTTACACTGACGTTACGCAGCAGTAACAAAAATCTATACTCTAGATTCAGAAAAGATAAATACTATGTTACAATAGTGTAACAATGGATGAAGATGACAAAAGAGAAATATCCAGAAGACCAGCCAAGAAGTTCAGAAACTGTTCGGATACCTCAAAGTATGTTATCTGCTGTTGAGGAATTCTTGGGCACAGAGATAGCTAAAAGCAGAGGGTTCAGGTTCAAATCGGACGTTGTGACTGCAGCAGTAAGAGAATTACTGGATAGATATAGTGCAGCCTTGAAACCTCGATTCATCCATTATAATGTCTATGAAGATCACGTCAGCATCATCGACAACGAGCAGCCAGAAGGAAAGAACTGGGTTGACGTGTACTTTCAGAACAGTAAAGCATGGTGCGACTTGTGCGAGAAACACGACTGCGATCACACCCAGTTTGCGTTGAGTTTGCCTGAAGTTGTAAATGTTCTTGAAGAAAAGGGCTGGGTCGTAGAGGACGGAAAAATCATGAAAGGACCACAATAAGGAAGGTGAAAAGATGCCAAAGGAAGTATGTGTTGATTGCGGAAAAGAATTAGGATTAATGAAATTTAAACCTAAGAAAGAATGGGGACTCACCGGAAATCTTTGTCATGATTGCTACAATAAATGGTTAAATCAAGCCAAAGCCGAAGGTGGGGAAGAAAGAATACCTGCCAAACCTGAACCGTCCATAAATAAGGAAGTCTGGACTGGGCCCAAGTGGGAGTATAGGATTGAACCAGCTGTGTATATTATGGGATGGAATATGGATAATATCAATAAAGATGGCGAAGAAGGATGGGAATCTGTGAACGCCTTCTATGATGCAAAACATAGCCAAACCTATATCCTTATGAAACGCTCCAAAAGATGAGAAGATGAAGATAGAGGGGAGGAAAAGAAGTTCTCCGCTTTCCAAACATCAGCGACCCGAATGGAGTAAATAATGTAATCAAAACGATAAAAAAACAAGTCTAAGAAATCAGATTCCGTTCGCTGTTGTGGCTTTGCATACGGGGCACATCCACCCCGCAGGCTTCATAAGATTGCCCCTTTGAACGTAGAACCGGTGCATCTTGACAGGTCTATTGCCACTTTTAGTTTTACAGCTGTTCGGACATTCAGGACCTGCTTGCCTACCCAACCTTTTTCACTCCACATTCTTGTAAGGTTATACCTGCATATAAGCATTACCATTTAATACATTAAACCGTAACACTTAAATACTATATAATACATTATATCGTATTGGTGAAAGCGTAAATGTCTGGGTTTGAGGAGCGTCGCAGAATGATCAGCAGGTTCCGCCAGGAGGAAGGGCGTGACCCCGACGATGCGGAGTGGCTGGAGATCTACGCAGCAGCAAGGTTAGGCAGGGAAAAACCGTTTCCTTGGACAACTGGGAGATGGTGAAGATGGCTAGGCAGACGTGGCGCGGGTTCGAGTACCTGCGTAGGGAACGGCGGGAAGAGAAGTGCCCCGAGTGCGGCCGTGAGCTCAGTCTAAAGCAGACAAACGCGATCTTCGACCGCTGGATCCAGTACTGCAGCTGGTGCGGCTGGGAGGAAGTCTGATGAGCACAGAAGAAAGGGGGAGAACGAGTTACGTGGACCTTCTCATTTCGACATTGACGGAGCACGAGAAGACCCTCAGCAGGCTCATTGACAGGCTGGAAAAGGTTGAGGGCCTCCTAGCAGAGGAAGCAGGCGCCAAAGCCGCTGCGCTCGGCTCGGACACGCTGGTGTACATGAAGGTTAAGCTGAATCGTCCAGTCGACGAGGCAGTGAAGATCATTGAATCTCTTAAGGAGTGAACGGAAAATGTCGATGAGCGAGGTTTGGCGCAAGTACGACAGGGCTAGGGCGGCGCTTGACGAGCTTCACGCAGCCCTCGAGAAGCTGGACCGCAAGTTGCAGCAGCCAAAGAAGGGTAAAAGGGTATAAAGGCTGCTGGGGCTGGTTGCTTTGTTCTTTTAGAAGCTATTTTTATTCTTTTTCAATTATTTTGGCGCCTAGCTGTTTTTCTAGGTTATCTCTCATACTTTTAAGCTCCATAGCCTTTTCCAGAAGCTGAACAACCTTGTTTTTTTGAAAGACGATTTCTGTTTCTGGCTTCTCAATCGCAGCTTTAGCCTTGTCGTATTTACCTTCAGCTATGGACATAGACAGGTCCCCAAACAATGAACGTGCTTGATGCAGCTGCTGCAATACTACATTCAATTCTTTGATCGTTTTATCAAGCTCTAAAAACATTGAACCGCGATCTTTTTCGGACAAAACATTCACCGTTAAAGAATAGTATTTGAAAAAACTTAAGGTTATCGCCCCTAACGATTCGATTGAACCCTCAAATCCACAGTTTCCGCAGAAGAAACCGCCCCAATTAAGCTAATCGGATGTGGATTAATCCAGAACAGGTACACTTTTGGCTCCGCAAGGACCGCCAAGCGGCTGAGGACCTTCGCAACCACGTCGAGACTTTGCTTTTCGATCCAATTTTCGAATTCGGGTTTGGTGACGAAGGGCCGTTTGCAGGCCTGCAGCCTCTTGAAATATCCCACGCCAAGTAGTGCCTTCTTTACCCTTTCCACTTCTTCCCTGCTCAGTTTTATGAGTAACTCATAATTCGACCGTGCGCTGGCCAACAAGTAGGGCTTGAACCCCAATCCCTCGAGACTCTTAACAGCGTTAATAACTGGTTCGGGCGGCTGACGATTAAGGATTCTCCGCATTCCCGCCTTCTCGAAGAAGGGCGAGTACTGGGCCATAACCGCCATAGTCTCTATGTAGGGCCTGTTGACAAGGGGCAATGTTTCTTCGACAAGCCTTGCCCCTAACCCTATGCTGCGGTACTTCGGGTGCAGGATCACCCGGCTAATCGTTGTCAGGCTCTCGTTAACTTCTGCAAGGGACAGCTTCTTTCCAACGGCTTCTTTGCGACCGCTGCAGTTGATAGGGGGATAACTGTAAAGTATGACCCCTACGGGTTCGTTGTCGTCCCGCTTTAGGGCAAAGATTTTCATGGTGACAGGTCGCGTCTCAGGGTTGCGGTAATGGAACGGCGCCAACGCCTCGTAGTCTTCCAGCGTCCCTTCCTCGATCCGTAGGCCACGGGCGACGCTGCACACCACCCTTTCCCTGTTAGGGTAATAGCGGACCTCGAGACGTTTACCCCAGCCCTTGTGAATATGCACAGAAGGGGCAAGATCCTCAAGCAAGTCAGTGTGCGTCGTAGCCACGATAACCGCCTTCCCTTCCCGCCTAGCGTGCTTCTGCACGTTGAAGGCCACGATCTTCGCGGTTTCCCTGTCAAGCGTTGCGCAGAACTCGTCCATGACCCACCACTGCTTTCCACTTTCGATTAGCTTAGCAATCCGATATCGGTACCGCTGGCCATCGCTGAGCTCCCTGTACCTCCTTAGAAACAGGTAAGCGTCGTTAAGTCCAACCCTGCTCAGAAGCTCGAGGGCTTCTTTAAGGTCCCTGCCAACGGTCTCAACGATCGGCTTGTTAGGGTCGGGGTTGGCGCCGTCGACGTTGACCACTTCTCCCCCAAGGTCCTTTTCGATTGCCCTAAGCAGGACGCTTTTTCCGCTCCCGGACTCCCCCGTGATGTAGACCACGTCCTTGGGACCGATCTTGAACTCTGCGTCGTCGTAAACCACGTACTCTTTGTAATCGTCGACGCCTAAGCCGAAGGCTTCAGCGACTCCAATGGTCCTCGGCGTGATCTCCGTTCTAGTTTGGAACTGAACGTGGATCTTGAACTTCCCGGAGCCGCGGTCGTAGATGCGCCTGAACTTGCGGATCCTGAACCCTTCACACCTTTTCATTGTCTTCTTTCCCTTCGTCGTGGTCCCACGGGAACTTCCAGCCCCTACGCTTCTTATCGTGTAGGAGGACGCTGTGCGAAGCCATGCCTAAGATGAAGGCGCAGACGCAGCCAACGATCAAGTTTACCAGGTCAATCATGGCGGTCACCCGAACTTGAAAGCCTCGAGGAGGACGGGTTCCGCTGTCATTTCAACTGTAGCATAGAGACTGAGTGCACATGCCCAGAAGCAATCGTCATGTGTTCCGCTTGGATGATTAAGGGCTATGGACCCATCTTTTCTTAGCTCAAAACGTTCAACATTGAGTTCGGTAACCCATTCGCTTGGATACGGCATTCGCCATTTAAAGTACGGATACCAAAACTGATTATTGACCATACGTTGTTTCAGAAGAGTCGCCATCTCCTGTTTCCTAGGGAGCGAAAATCTTACTCCCTCCACATTGTCGATACCATTGTTTTTCATGTCCTCAACTACGTAATCCTGGTTTGTTGAGTCCACTCTAATCTTGCAGAAGCCGCCCCAACGATCCTGCAGCGTCTTAACGTAACCTATCACAGAAGCGTAGCTCATGTCCAAATCGAAAATCTTAATATGTCTCAGAAGAAACTTGCCCCCTACTTCCTCGATTATTACTAAGACACTGTGGTCCTGAACTCGTCCAAGGTCCAGTCCAGCGTAAAGGTTTCCGCTTCTATATGGCCCTTCCCAATCCCACATTTCGAGCTCGTGGCCAAGCGTCTTCTCCGTAGCGATGCACTTGGTAATCAACGATTGCGGCAACCAAGCAGACTCGTCCTCAGCCCAATCAGCCTCCATCTCCCGCTTCCATCGCCAAGGATCCTCACTTAACTGCTTACGAATAATCCCAACTGTAACCCTATCTAAGGGACCATTCGGTTCAAGAGCTTGCTGCCACGTCACATGACTCCTGACAAAATGACTGTAATCTTCGTTGTGAAAAATCTTGTAGAACACGGAGTCTGTGTTCCATGGCGTGCTACTGACGAGGACTTTGCCCTTTGTGGTAGAGATGGTTAATAGTATAGCGGTCCAGAGGTCTTCATCATTAGGCGTGTGATTTGCCTCGTCCCAGTAGATGCAGGATAGGGAGGGCCCTCGAATTGTCTGATCGTTATTTGGAAAACTCTCAATAATGCTTCCGTTAGAAAGGTACAGGACTGTCTTGGCAGGCTTAGGACAGATCTCCTTTGGGAGTTTGCGCAGGAAGAATTGAATGCGCCTAATCACTGCCTTTGACTGGCGCCACCCAGGGGCAACAATGCCAACATGACAGTTTGGATGAGTAAACGCATAATTGAGAAGCAGAGCAGCCGATATCCAACTTTTCCCTGACTGCCGGCTCCAACGCATAGCCACAAACTGGTTCTCAACGAATTTCTCAGCAAGATCCATCTGGTACTCCGTAGGCTTGAAACCCACAACTTGCTCGAAAAAGGTGACGGGATCCTTGCTTAGTTTCTGTACCTTGGCAGCAGCAGCGTCGTCAACTGCTCGTTCATCCTGTTGGAGCCGGAGCCACCGTGGCATTATTTTGTTGGGGCGCATTGCCCTTGGCCTGGGACGCGAGGTGCTCATATTTTTCCTCCATTTCAATCAGCCTTGCTTCTATCTGGCGGTAGTTGATGTAGTCAACCAAAAGATCCTTGTAGGTTCTCGCTAGAGTTGCCACAACCTGAAGCCTTTGGACTTCAACCTTGTCTAAACCTGACTTAACGGACTCTTTCAAGGCAGCAGCCAGAATCTTTAACGCGTCCTCGACGCTTGGCAATTCTTTGGGCAACAATAGAGAAGTAGTAGTCGTATACCCCTTAGCGACTACTACTTCTGAAAGGCCAAGGCGCTCAATTTTCTTTAGAACTGCTTGTTTGCTTTTGCCAAGTTTTCCCATCATAGTCTCTATTGGTGCCCCTTCCTCGATTAACTTTTTGAGTTGTTTTACTTCCTCAGCTGTCCATGGCTTCCCCTTCGGCATCCATTTCTCCCCCTAGGCTTTTTTCCCTATTATTACGCCCGTTATCGTGCCTGTGAGCCCGGTGATTGCTGCGAAGACCTCGGCGTTCCACACTTTCAGGACCACGATGTGGACGATCTCGATTGCCGAAAGAACAACCAAAACCACCATGGTGAACTGCACCAGTAACACGAGCTTCTCGTTCGGCAGTTCCTCCTGCACCCTGACTTCTCTTGTCGTCCTTTCGGAATCCCTGATGCGCCGTTTAGTTAAGAGCCGCCGGATCCACTCTTTTGAAAAAAGCCGCATTTATGCCATCCCTACCCTTTCGTATTTGCGGATGCGAACCTTTCTGGACAACAATTGAATTTCGCGTATGGACGGAACCATTTGTTCGCGTCCTAAAACCAAAGTTATGGACTCTACGAGCTCGAGGGGAATCCTGGCTGCTCCCCAATCGTTCACGGTCTCAATGACGTCTTTTCCGATAAGAATGTGCTTGCGTTTGGTGCCTGAGACTCCCAGAAAGATGCCGAGGTCCTTAACGTATATTTCTGGCGCCTCATGACTGTCGTGCAGGCTGCTTCTCACTTCGCTTGCGTCATTCCATCTTACAATGATCAAGTCGCCCTTTCGAAGATCGTTTATCCCTACTTCTTTCAAGCGATCATCTCCTGTCTGCTCAGCAGGATCCTTACTGCCTGCTTGATGGTTGTCTTCGGCTGCACCCTGAACCTGTTTCCCTTAAGGTCAGCAAGCACCATCACGTCGCCTTCCTTCCAGAACACGCCGACAAGACGGTTCGAAGCGTCGTTCAAGAACCATGCAGGCCTCACTACGGAGGCGCCTCCTGGAGCTTAAGCGTGAAGAACCGGGTGAACTGAGTTGCCTTGGAGCCCTTCGGGTAGTCGATGTCGACGCCGAGAACGTAAACGAAGGTACTGGTGACACTGTGCAGGTTGCCTTCGTCGATGCTGAAGGAGAGTTTGTTGCCTTCCTTCGCCTTGTCCTGAAGGTACTTGGCGTTTGACGAAGCCCATGCAACATTGTTTTCGTAGCATCTTAGGACCCATGACCTTAAGATGCCATAAATTTTGGCTTCCTTCTGGTAGGTTTCGTTTGCCCACTTATCAGAAAATGTGCCGATGACTTCGACTATTTCGCCGATTCCTCCGCCGACGACATTTAAGGTTTTTGAGTCAATGATTACGGTCATTTTAGGTCGCCTCTAAATTAATATTCAAATAATCTGACAAATTTATCGGAATGTCAAGGTATTCTTTCTGGTTGCGGGCGTCGTTAACAATCGCGATTATTGCGTCCTTAACATCTTTGAGGACAGGTTTTCTCCCCAACAATTTGCTTACTTGTTTAAGGCGCTCTCGCACGTCAGCTAAATCCAAATTCATCGTTTTCGTGCCTTCGAATGGTCCATCATATTCAACCGTTGCGAGGAATAACCCAGAGCCTGTTCTTATCTGCGTTATTTTTATCATCGAACATCAACCCCTATGACGCTTATGCAGCCGCCAAACCCTTTGACATTAAGGATTGAATTTGTTACATCTACGACTTCAAATGTATAATCAAGGGAGAGAATTCCTGTCCCAGTTACGGATTTATAGTAATCTGTCGCGTCGCCAAAACTCATAAACCGCCCCTTGCCGATACTGGCGTATTTCGTCGGATTTATTCCTAGGGGCTCAAGGATTGCATACACCGTTGAACCTTGCGAAAAGTCGAGGCTCACAGGTTCGTAATAAACGTCTGACAAAAGCCATGGGCATGATATAATATCAGTGTAAACGGTGCATGTTCTATCACTACCGCTGCCATTATAAGCCTTAATTTTAAGGTTGTGTGCGACGTTCGGGTCTAAGGCTATTACGTATCTGCCGTAACCGCCTGGAGCATTATGGTCAGAAACAAGTTTATCTGAATTTCGTTCCGTCCATGAAACTTGAACGTCATCAATAAAGATTCTCCAGTTGGTCCAATTCGCGGTATTTGATTCACCAGGATTCTTCATCACGTCAATGGCGTATGAAGTCGTCATTGTGTAAGTGGTAATTATGCAAACGTATTTTTTTATCGACCCTACCGCCAACTTCCGCGTTGCTGGAGGCGTAAAGTTCTGGTCTAATATCGTAGATTCCGTCGCCGCAGGGACTACGGCTGTACCCGTCGGATGGTCTCTTTGTTTGTCGGAAAAATTGAGGAGTGCGACTTTAGTGTCTTGCAACCTTATTCCTGAGCCCGTGCCAGAAATTCTCGCAGTTTGGAATTCTATGACGTAACTGCCCGCAGGTAGAACAACGAAAACTTCGCGCTCAATTATAGAAGTGGAAAAATAGCCCGTTGAAACAAGGGGCACGCCGTCAAGCAGCGCCCTTCCAATGCCGTCGTCTCCCCCTGAGTCGGTTTTCATCCAGATGTAAACTATTTTCGTGGCTGTGATTGTTACGTTAACAGTTTTTCTGTTTTTCCAACCTGTCGCGGTATCTAACGCGGTTGCGCCTGTCGCAAGGATTTCTTCTTCTGCAACTTGCCTAACCTGTTCACTCAATAACATACTTTTTCACCTAACCTAAAAGAAATATTGTTTTCCTTTTCCGCCGCCGCCGCCATATTGTCCTCCTCCGCCGCTTGTGCCTAAACTCGTGCTTGCAACTAACGGTAATGACGAAGCGGCAATTGCGAGAATCGTGCCACCCTTACTTTCAACCCTTATCTTTTTAGTTAATGCCCCCTCACTTGTCGCCTCGATGACGACACTTTTTAGGCTGGATTGAACCTTTTGGGCAATCATTTCAACGTTCTCTCCGCTTACTGAACCCTCAACGTTGACAATTGGACCATCAATGTTAATCGTCACGTAGGTATCGCCTCCTCCTCCACTACCGCTAACTCCTCCTCCGCCGAAATTTAACTCAGGTGCCTCAATGCCCTTCATGGCTTTGTCGAGAAACTCAAAAGATTCGATGAGTCCTGTGCTTGGCGGCTGGCCTACGGTTTTGTAAAGGTCAATCATGCTTTGCGTGTACGAGTCAATCATGCCGGAGGATGTGGTTGCGTTCGAGCCTATGGTGTTGAACCATCCCGCCACGGAAGTCAACGAGTCGGCGAGCCACTTTAATCCGTCTATGAAGGGTTGGACGACGTTGTTCCACAGCCACGAGAGAGCGTCAGATACGGCGTCAATCGCGGGCTTAAAAATGTTCATCAACGTCGCCCCGATCTGGTCGACGGCGTTGCGGAAAGGCTCGCAAGTTGCATAGGCAACAGCGAAAATGGCAACCAAGGCGCCAATCGCCGTGATAACAAGCATGATGGGGTTTGCGTTCATCGCAGCATTCAAAACCCACTGAGCAGCAGCCGAAACCTTTGCGGCAACAGCGTGAGCGTAATGCGACACAGTCGACATATCTAGACCAAGTTTTTCCGCAACCAAACTTAACGTGTGCATTTTCCTGATTTTGTCGAGGCTGTCAATCATCGTAATGGCGGTCGGAATGACGGAGATGGCGGATTGAACCATTGTTTCGTTCAGGTTGCCCTGCACCATGTCTGCACGTTCAACCGCAACCTGGTAACGTTCCTGAGCCAACTGAAGATCCTTGGAGGCAGAGACCGCTTGCTCACTTTCAACGCCATATTTCTCAATCATGGCATTATACTTCTTTTGGGCGTCCTCAACCGAATTAAGGCTTGATTTAACGGCGAGGTTCGCCCGGTCCACGCTGACTGTCATGTCCTGAACCCTGTCATAAGCATTGTAAAGGGCGAAGGCGGAAGTTGCGACTCCGCTGAAACCAGTGACGACTCCCCTGAGATTTGTAGTCATCTGTGTGTGTGCAGCCTCAACCCCCTGCGTGGCCTTTTGGACTCCCCCCATGGATTCTTCGGCAGAGGATTGAACTTTCTCGAAGACCGCGCTTGCATCGTCAACCGCCTTAATTGTGGCTGTTAACTCAGGCAAAGCAAAACTCATTCGCCGCGCCTCCTCAACCATTCCTCAACCTTATCAAGCAACGCTTCTTTGAGCATGGAAAGGTTCCACAACAGAGGAGGCCCAAGAAAGGCTCTTGGCGCCATTCGGCTTGTCCCGTACTCGACGTAGGGCGCGTAGTAGACTCGGCTGCCTACACGGTATTCGCCTTCTCCCCCTTGCCACATGATGCTCCTCTGAAGGGTGCCTGTTTTGACTGGAACAATGTTTTTGGCGTCCGTGACGACCTTCTCGAGGTAGAACTCCATGGCTTCTGCTAGGGGTTCTTTCATGCCTTGGATTTGGCTTAGGGCTTTCACGAGTTTGTCTACGCCTTCAACCTTGATGCTCAACGCCATTCTGTTTACTCTCCGCTTTAGGCAGGATCTGTGCGAGTTCGCTTAGGTCGTGGACTTCTTTGGTTTCTCCTTGGACTGCCGGTGTCGACAATTCAGCGTCGTAGGCTATGCTTTCCAGCCAGAACGCCGCTTCCCGCCACGTCATCCTCCTGATTTCCGCCTTGCTGAAGCCTAGCCGCTTCAAGAGGTAGATTGCTCTGCCGACGGGCGAACGGGCGAAGTCTCTAAAGGGCTCGTCTGGAAAAGACTTGGCACGATATCATTGACCACTTTCAGCACGATGCGCAGCGGAATCTTGGTCTTCACAGCTTCAAGCGTAACCGAAGGGTCAGCCTTGCTCCACGCCTTAAAGAAGGCTTTAACACTCAGGTCAAGCGGGTTCTGGTCCTTTGTTTGGTAGATTTCGGCGAAGTCTTCCACAGTCAAGTCGCAGTACGGAATGTTTCCGCCTAGCTCCTCAACGTAGATTTGGTGTTGCATGAGTTTCTCTGTCTTTGCGAGGACCTTAGCGAACGTCAGCTGTTTCTCCTTGGTCATTCCTGTTCACCCTTAGGCTATGGCTACGCTTGCCGACTTAGCTCTGAACCCGGTGGTTATGTATGCTGGCGCGTTCTTTGGAGACGCCACTGAAGGCTGCGGGAAGATGACGCCTGTGAGTGAAACGGTGATTTTGCTGCCTGTTCCTCCGTCGTATTCTAGGGTCATGGTGTACTCTTCGAATGTCGTCTGAAGCGGCGCTGATCTCTCGAGCTGGATTTTGCCGTCCGCTCCAACCTTGAAGCCTTCCTTGATTGTGCCTCCGAACTCTTTCAGTAGAGGCGCCCAGATCTGTATGGTGTCGTACCCTATGGTGTCGATGCCTTCGATGTTCTGTTTAGGCTCGAAGGTTACCTCTTGCGCTATGAAGCTGCCTTTGTCTCCTGGCGTTGTTTTGGTGATTTTCACCGCAACGTTTTTTCCGACATACACGTTTGCGCTCATGTTTCTTTTTTTCCTCCTTTCATTTTGTTACTACGAAATCGTCTTTGCAGTCTGCGCCCTGAACGGCGTGACTATGAAGACTGGTGCATTCTTGGGGCTTGGGATGCTGCCTTCTGGAAAACGAACATTGTCCAACCCGACTTTAACGATTGAGCCTCCCTGATTCCAGGTGACGATTATGCCGAACGGCTCAACAGTCGTGGTTCTAACAGCTTCTATCCTGTTCAGTTGCTCAAGACTGTTCTTTAAAACTTCCTTGATCGAGCCGGAATATTCTTTTAGCAGAGGAGCCCATATTTGGATTGTGTCATAGCCTAAAGCGTCTATTCCTTCGATCGCCTGTTTCGGCTCGATCGTGATTTCTTGAGCGTAGTAAGGCGAGAGATTATATCGATATGATATGTAAACTGTTTTACCAGTGTCTCCAGCAGCAAAAGTCACGACTTTCGTAGTGTCGTTGACGGCGGTCGGCGTAATCGTGTTGCCGGATCCGTCAACCACGCTAACATGAGCCACCTCATTCGCAACACCATCCTGATCTCTATCGCTTATTGGACCGTTGTTTAAAGTTACCTGGTATGGCGAGCCAGGAATAGTTTTTTGCTCTCTATCTATCGGAGTTTGAATTATGATTGATACGTCTTTTCCAACATACGCGCTCATCTTTTATGAAACCTCCAAAACGTAGAAAATGGGATATCTGATGCTATGACGAAAAATAAGCCGCCTGGTCTCGTTCAACGACATAACCAAAGGCGCCCCAAGGCTTACCCCAATGGCTCTGAAGTCTGCTAGGGCTTTCAGAAGCACTTTGCGGACTTGGGCGGTTATGAGGTCGCGGCTTTCCTCAGCCCTTGCCCAAACATCAACTTGAACTTGAGCTTCAGACCATTCGTAGCGTTTTGTTCCGTCATAAGCATCGTTCAAGCCAGATACTTCGCCCTGGTCTACTGTGTCTGTTACTGTTATCTCTGGCAAAAACATCATCTTACCCATAGGCCAGTGCAAATAGATTGGTACATTTCCAGCCGCATCGTATCCGAGAAGAGTTCCCAAGGCAGTGTCAGCTTTTAGGACGTCCACGATTTTTTGTTTGACACTAGCTAAATCCGTCGTTTAAACCATCCCCAAGCTTTCTGGTCCTTCAGGCACAACTTTGCCATAGTAGGCATAAATCCGGTCAACATCAGCTTTCCAAGTATTCAGGTTTTCTTGGATCTGCTGTTCGCTTAAGCCAGATTGGCCCATGCGAAATCTCATGTCAGGCCTTGAAAAAATGCGGATAGCCGTGAGAAGGGCTGAAAGGTTCTTTATTCTGGTCGGCACCGGAGCAGACTGGACGCCTAGGTCATCATCGATTTGTTGGTCGCTATACACAATGATGCTGTTTATGTCCGCGTCATTGATTATGTCAGATGTGACCCCTGTAACGAGGCGGATGTCTGTTGCTATGCAGTAAGGCGTGCTTGGTCACTCCCCTTTCAGGAGATCTCTGAGTTGGTCCACGATTTCTTTGAACTCTTCCGGGGAGACGTTGTCGTCGTCAAAGGCGTCAACAATTGTTTTCAGGGCCTTGGATAGGGCCTGAGCTTTACCTTTCACCTTAACGTATTTGTCTCGACCAAAATATGCCGCTGCTGCCGCAGTCACCGCAGAAACGATTGTGCCTGCTACCAGGGCAACTAAACCGATATCCATGCCCTATTATGTTAAGGGAGCATGATTTATTTGATTCTCACCAAAAATGACACACAAAAATTGACGTACAAAAAATGTGTGTCAAAAATCAGCATACAAAAAGCGTACGTAACTGTTTTCCTTTTTCCGTTATTTCGTAAGGAAATCTGGACCCTTTGTTTCCCAATTTCCTGATGTAGCCTGCCCTTTCCAGATAATTCATTTGGTGGCTGAAGGTTCTGTCTGTCGCAAAAGGCTGGCATGACCCCAAAGCCTTCTTTTTCAGGTCAGTCCAATTAACCCTGCCCTTTGAAAGCGTCTCCAGAATGGTTCTTCGCAGCTGATCCTTCTCTTGATCCTTCAACTGAGCCATACCTCCACTGGCTTAAGGGCTGAATAGTACCTGCATGATGGGCAATAATAGATTATGTCCATGGGTTTGTCAGTGTCTCCCTTGGCTGTCTCGCTTTCAAATGGTCCGTAGGTGCTGGGCGTCAGGTCAGGCGTGTAAGGCTGCATCCCGGCTCCGCAAAGGGGACAAAACTTGTAGCAGTCGCAAACTGCGATGTCCGCGGGTCTTCTTCGCTTTAGAATTGCGCCGCAGTTGGAGCAGACGCCTTCGGCAAATCCAACTTTGTTCATTTTGGAATCACTCTATCAGCATTCTATAGAATTCTTTGCCTGACTGATTGGCGTAATACAAATATTCCTGGTCATCTTCCTTTACAAAAACTAGATTGTGGCAACCCACACCCGTTCCTGAAACATAAGGAAAAGTCCCTACAGGATACATTTTGTCTTCATCAAGATGATAACAATAAACTCTCTGAGTCGCAGTTTTCTGGATGTATATTTTGTTTAAGCCGTCATAAGCAACGCCCGTTCCAGTCGAGAAAGTTTCTGTTTTAGGTGTATAAGAAATATCTGCACTCCATAATCCAGTGCTTATCGTGAAGTAATAGATGGATGACGAACCGCCTCCTCGCAGATAGTATATTCTGTCTGGATTAAAGCCATAAGTCCAAAGTAAAGCGCATCCTGCTCCAGGAACTGCGGGCAGGACGGGACTCATCTCCGTCCAAGAATCGTTTAAAATTGAGTAGCGGTACCACTTCGTTGAATTATTACCTATTAGGTAGATGTAGTCGTCGTTGCCTTGAGCGTTATATTCCGTACACGTATGCACCATACCAGAATCGATTGACCATTCACTGGTCAAACCTGGGAAGGAAGTGGAAACGAAATACCAGCCTTCCCTAGCAAATTCATAGAAACAAAGAAAAGCATACGGACTTAAATTAAATGGGGCAAATAGCCAGATTCCCTTTCTGCTCGGGTCGTTCATGTGCACTATTATTCTGTCAGTTCCTAGTACCATTGATGTAAGTACTATATAGGAGTCCGTCCATCGGTCGTACCGCCAGAAGGTAGCGGGAGTGCCTCCTAAAAATACATAAATAAACCTGTCGGTTCCTCTTAAGTCATTGAACACGCAGGTTCCTAGGAGTGCATTCGCTGGTAGAAACCTCAGCCACTGAGACATTGCCAAATGTTTAGAACCACCCAATCAGCATTCTGAAGAATTCGGTTCCAGACTGTCTTCTATAGTACAGGTATGTTGCTCCGTCGTCGGTTTTAATGAAGGCTAAAGCGTCTCCTGCCAGCGCTGTGCCTGATGTGTATGGATACATTCCTCCAGGATACATCTTGTTTTCGTCAAGTTGGAAGTAATATTGTCTGTGGGTTGCGTCTTTCTGTATGTATATTCTGTTCAAGGTGTCATAAGCACACGAACTTCCCGTTGTGAAGGTTTCTGTTCCTGGGTAATAAGTCACTGCTGTCCATCCTGGCGTCCCGATTGAGTAATAATAGAGGGTTGCGGTTGCGCCGCCTCTAAATGCATACAATCTATCTGCATTAAATCCCCAAGTCCAGCAAAGGTGGCACCCTGCGCCAGCCGTAGCCGTAATTGGATTTGCCATGACGGACCAGGAGTTTCCTGCAATAGAATACCGATAGAAGGGAGTTGCGCCGTTTCCTATCAAATATATGTAGTCATCGTTTCCAGCAACGTTGTAAGTTGAGCAAGTATGAACCAGGGAGCCATCAGTGCCCCAAATGGCTGGCAAAGTCGCTACCGAACGAGAAGTCCAAACATTAGTGGCAATGTCGTAATAGCCGAAGCCGCATTGAGTGGTGTAACCGTTTAGCAGCCAAATCCTGCCCTCAGCCCCTTGGGAAGGGTCGAAAACCATGCAGGTTCCAGCACCCCAAGTTCCAGAACCTCCCAAAGCACCGGGAGATGCCAATAATTCAAAGGAATCTGTCCAAGTGTCGTATCTATAAAAAGCGGCAATTCCAGCCATGATATAGATAAAACGGTTGGTGCCTCTTTCATCAGTACAAATACAATGACCCGCAGCAGAGGTCACAGGGATAAATCTTAACCATTGAAAATTCGGCAGGTCAATTCCTTTTTTCAAATTTAACGTTACAGGCATCTTATTTATTCCTCCTTAAATTTTTCATATTGAACTTTGTACTCTTCAGCGATTCTTTTGGCGATTCTTTCTGCTTCCGTCTTCGTCATTAACTGGAAGCCTTCTACGCTCGGTTTTATGTCTTGGTCCATGACGACTGCGCCGTCTTCACGGATTATCCGAAAACCGTAACCTTTTCTCCTTTCGTAAACTTCTGATTTAAACTCCAATTTAATCACCTTATGAAAATGTCATCTTGCTCCTTTGGCACTCGTTATATTCGATGTTTGCTCGCTGCATAACTTCAAACCGCTGGTCAACAGGGACTTGGAAAACGGGCAAAACGCCTTGTTGTGAACCAACACTGGGCGATGCTGCTCCTGAAGTCGCGCCTCCAGTTGGTATGGTGTTAGCCCCATATAGAGCGCCTGGACTAAGATTGTCTGCGCTAACTCTCAATCCCGAATTTGGGGTGGTGGTTAAAGTTAGTTTTCCCAAGATTGCGAGTAATTGGTTAAGTTTTTGCAGTTCCTGGAATATGCTTTTGAATGCTTTTTCGTATTGCCCCGACGGATAAAATGCTTCTTCTGATTCAGCCATTTCAAATTCTTCCTGTCTCGCTACGGGAGAAAGCCAAGGGAGACAATTCAACTTAATCCAAACTCTCAGGCAATTTTCCCTTATTCAAAGATTTCTCTTTAAATTGGTAATTATTTGCTGTTGAATCCGAATCAAGTCTTAACCTTGAATTATCTTCCTCCCATAGTTTCGAGGGTTACTCCTGCCAACACAAAAAAGAGATGTTGGCGTCGTCTCAATTTTCAGGGACTCAAAGGGAGTTTAATTCGTTCCTCTTGCGACCGCTTTAGTTCTAAGAATGCCGACGCCTATACGCTCTGAGCCAAAGACGCCGTACATGCCTCTGCCGGTGTCTTCGTAAGGCTTCGTGTTCACGTCTCTTCTGAGAAGCATTACTCCAGCGGAACTGAGGTCTATCGCCAAACTTTTGGTCAGCAAAGAACTTCTAACGAAGGTGACACCGAGAGATGTGTGATATACGACGCCGTTCCTCATGTTGGAGGGGTCACGGTATAGACTACTGAGGAAGTTGTCGAGTTTCATTAGTCCACCGAATTCGGCTGCCTTCATAGCCACAACAGTAGTGGAGAAGTCCTCTGCGTCCACAGCTGCAATCAGGTCTACTATTTGTGCCCAAGTTGGCGCTCCTGCGGTGATTGTCTTTTCTGCTCCTCCTGCAAGGCTTGCTGCGGCTATGCCGTTGTATGCTGCTATGACTTTCTCGGTTTCATACCTTCCTATTGCTCTTCCAATTGCTTCTATCTGCCAGCGAAGAACGTCCCAACTTGCGTCTTCAACGAAACTTTCTGTCCATTCCTTCTTGCTGTTGATTTCTTTGTCCGCCTTGACGTCTTGCATTTCGGGTCTGGCGCCTGTGTCATAGGCGGGTCCTTCGCCTTCCCAAGCGTAGGCTCTAATTTCCTTCGGGAATCGTTCAAGAGCGTTCTTTGTCGGGATTACTTTTATGATTTCTCTGCCGATTAATTTAGGCTGAGCAGCAGCCCAAACAACGTCTTGCACGGCGCCTAAGGCTCCGGCGACATCGCTGTAAAGTCCTTCTTTGATGAGTTTCTTGTATACTGGATTATCCTGTGCCATGGCTACATATTTGTTCCAGACTGTCTCGCCGAGTTCTGAGTCTTTCAAGATTGCTTCTTTAAAGGTTAATTTGTTGTCCATGTTACTCGCCTGGGCAATCCAGAAGGACTAATCCTGTGTCTGTGTCAGCGAACGTTTGAGCGGCGACGCCGACTCTTCCCTCAATTTTGTCGAATTCCGTTTGCACTGTTGCTTCAACATACGCTGCGGGCGCATCTAAGGCGGCGCTGACTACGACTACTCCGAGCGCTCCAGGCGCAATTTTTGCTCCGAGAGGTATGGCTCCTGAGCCAGTGACCTTAACTATTCCTTTCCTGCAGATTGGAATAATGTCTCCTAATACGCCTGACTTCAGCGCCATGCCTGCGACGTTTTTGTCTCCTAAGCCTGCTGCGACGACGCTTCCGATTTCTCCTGCGGTGTGAGTGCTCCATGAGACGAGTTGTCCCTTCGTTACTACTCCTTGAAGTTTAGCTTTATAGACTTCAGCGTTCGCTTGGTCTAGGCATTCTCCAAGTGTTACAGCGGGAAATAAATCAATACTTGGCATTTTTTATTCCTTCAATTTTTTATTATGCCGTCCAGTTCGTCCAGTCCAGCATGTCAAACTTGTGACTATGATTTACGTTTTGGCTTCGAAACTTTTTGAAGTTCTAGAATTTCATCTGTTGAAATTTTGGATATTTCTTCAGCAATCGCATCCATCTGATTAGAAGACAACGGCGGAGAGAAAACTCTTAGAACTTCTATTACTTTACCTTTATCCAAAT